ATTTTATATTTAGTATTTTTTATAATTTTGGGGGTATATGGATAAAAAGGATTACTCTCAACCAAAATACATTTATCGTAAAAATATGGATAGAACCTATGATCCTGCTTTAGTTTATCCCATAATATATATATATTTATTGAATTATATGTATATTCAAAAACATTCACTTTAATAGTTATAGAGTCATTTATTATATTGTATAATTCTTTGCAGTTGAAATAATAATCATCCACCACTTGTGTATTTAATAAAAAAGTTATAATTTTCATATATATTGGATTTTTAGGATAGGTACCCAAAAAGCCATTAAATATATTTTTGACACCTCTTTCATTAGATACAAAAAAACAGTTAGCTTTTAATAAACACGTGAAATGATCCATAAGTATACAATCCGCGTCCATATATACGCCACCTGTATCATACAAAATACAATATCGCCATAAATCTACTTTATGCTGTATTAGTTTATAGGAATAAAATGTGGTCATAACATGCGGCCATTTATCGTTTAAATAAGTTTCTATCTCTTCAATTGTAAATCGTTTATATTCAAAATCTGTAGGTATATACTGATTATTACGAATCAATATAACCTTAGGTAATTCTGTATCCCATGACTGATAAAATATTTTAGTAATCTCCATCATGATTTTATAATATATTTATATTTATATATTATTATGGAAGATTTATATGGCTTATTTAAAAAGTCACCGGAATTAAAAGTGTATTATTTTATTGGAAGATTGAATCCACCTCACCCAGGGCATATTGAAACATTGATCCAAATGATACAATACGCAAATGCGGATAATTCGGTTCCACTCATCATTTTGGGAAGTGGACCAAAAAGAGAAAGGACCATGGATAACCCGATACCTTTTGAAACAAAGGAAGCCTTTTTACGTTATATATTACCCCGTAAGCTAAAATATGAAATTCGGCAAATGACAACCGGACTCGCTGATGTAGAATTATGGTATCAATCCATTTTGTCGCATATAACCCCGCCATCATGTGTAGAATTTATACGATTCGCCGGGGACAAGGGCGATAATGCAACCAAACTAGCATATATGGATACTCATTTGGGTAAATTGCCAAAATGTAAGGCGCGTACATTTCCTATACCACCTGTAATGGCGGACGAAGCGACTGAATTGTCGGCAACGGCTGTAAGAAAATTTGCGTACAAATCACACTTGGACGAACTGAATAAAGGAAAGAATGGATTCGCGGCATTTGATGCCAAATATGGTGGATTTTATAAAGAATTCACACGAAATATATATACTGATATACTCTTTCCTGTATTAGAAGCTTCACCCAAAGATATAGAAACGTATTTATCATCATCTAAAATGCCATCTAAATCAAAAACAAAAAAGAATGCGCCTAAACGTAGTAAATCGAAAGGGCGCAAAAGCAAGGCGAATAGGGCTAACGGAGGCAAGGCTAACGGAGGCAACTCATCTAATAGCGAATAAAAATTAAACAGTATGAAGATTGATTTTATCTAAAATAATGTCTAATCGCGCGCAAGTTTGACTGCATGTCGAATAGGTTTCTTTTAAGTTTTGTATTCCAGATTTAGAATTAATTATGTATTCTTTTACATCATATTTAGTTTCTTTATCAATTAATTCAATCGCTGAATTAATAATACTATTTATTTTTTTAAGAGTTTCGCTTCTATTTTCTTGCCTGTTCCATCGCCGAATAAACTCAGGAATAAGAGAAGGTCCCTCAATATTAATATATGACCCGCGCGTAATAAGTTTTTGATTTTTATCAAGCTGACTTAATATTTTTAAATTTATTATAATTTCTTCTATATCCATTAATTATTTACTATAAAATATTCATTTTTTTCATCCTTATTCCATTTTGCTATGATCCTTGGCTTTTTTACTGAATTATGAATATCTTCAGTCGAATACACTAGCCCATTTTTATCAATGTATTGATGAATGCCGTTAATTTCTTCCAACCATACTTCGACCTTAATTGTTTCCGTTGCGGGCTTCTCTTCAATGCTTCCATAAGGTATGCCTTTCAAGTGCGTGCCGCAAAACTCAGTTTTGTCCTTCTTTTTACGAGTACAACGTTCACCGTTCAAGCGTAGAGCACAACAGCGTTCGTAATTAGGGATATTATTTTTAGTTCGAAGACGCTTTTGAAAATCATGCTTAGAAATTTCCAATGGCGGAAAATCATAAATATATTCTAAAAACGTATTGGTTTTACTAGATCCATTCTTATCCATAATTTCACTATTATTTGTTTTAAGCCATTCCTGAATATGTTGTTTGTAATCAACCAAATAGTCAGCAACCCGCTGTTTAAGTTTTTGTTCCATGTTACATATACATAGTGTCTTATATTTAATTCAATTTTATATATTATTCTTTATTCAGTGTAAATATATCGCTGTAACTAGTTGGAAGAAATGTAAATAATATTAAGATAAAGGAAACCCAACCCATGTACATATTAAGTAATATGATGTCTATACCAAAAAATATACAAATATTAAATATAACATTGTAAAATATCGCAAAAAAGGCAATTAAGAATATTATTTTATAAGGCATCCCGGCATTAATAGAATTAATCACACTTTTAAGTGATTTTGTAGTATTTATTTTAATAAGGCTATATTCGTCTTGAACATATTTTGCGGTATCTTTAATATTTTCAACTCGTTGAGAATATTGTTTATATCTTTCTTCAAATCTTGCTTTTTGGTCCGCTTTTAGGTCTACATTTACCATTTCATTCGTTATTGGGTTTTTTCTTTCTAATGCTCTTGTAGGTAATTTAAAACCAGATATTTCTTTAGGAAGACCTCTAAGGGCTTGAACCATAGTAAGAGGGGGAGGGGAAGGGGGTTTAATAGGGTTTGGGGGATCACTTTGTTTTTCCTCTCCGGCCATTATATATTTAATTTATTTAATTAATATAGATGTTTCCTTATTTTGTTTTGTAATATAGTCGGGACCAATATTATTATTTTCTGTAAAATGATAACTTAATATTGAAAATTGATCTTGAGATTTTACCATATAAAATGGGAACCAGAATGGCTCTTTTTTTAATGAACAATATGAATCATACGACTTTCTTTTTAAATAAGAAGATTTTTTCAAAAATAAAAGATATCTAATAATAATTCCACCATTTTTTCGTTTAATTGAATAATCATGCGACTCTATACATTTTTTCATTTTTGTATCACTTTTAATATATATAAAGTCTTTATTGAATTTATATAATGTAAACTTACCCGAACCACAATTAGAATTTATATCACCTATATATGTATTATTTAAGTAATACTTTTTATTTTTGATAGTAATATCAGTAATATCTAAAATAGACATGTCATTAATATAATTTTTATTTATTAATTTAACCATATGTTCGGTTGTACTTAAATCGTCATACAATGATTTGAAATAAGCTTCTTCCAGTGTTGTAAAATAATATCCTTTTCCAAAATGACCATTTTTATAATTGATATCTGTTAATAATATTTGCTGATTAAGGTCACCTTCATCTATACCTATATAAGCAACAATGGGAACTTCGAATTTAATATTTTTGTCAAACACGTATAATAATTGAGGATTATGTTTAAAAAATGTTATATAATATTTATCGATATTAAACTGAAGCACGGTTTGTGTATATAATATTTCAAAGGGCGTTACTTTCCACCATGAATCCTTATAATAGGTTGGAATGATTCCATCTGTAAAATTATTTATTTCGTATATGATTATATTTTCATCATTGTAATCTAGTGTTCCCATATATTTATAGTCAAATGTATTGAAGTTACTATCCATAAATTGAATACTTTCTTTGATATCTTTCATATAAATTGTCGGTAGTGTTATATAATTATTTATATTTTTTATCATGTAAAAACATATGTAGGGGGTTTCGCCTTTTTCTATACTATAAATTAAGAAGTTTGTTTTCCTATTCATAATTGTTTTTTTTTGAAAATTTATATTCATTATATATTATTTTTTATATAATTTTAATCGTATATTCTCCTTTTCAGTTGTTTCTCTATTTTCCAATATATATTCACATAATTCTTTCGCTTTATCCTGGTCTGTATAGAACTTTGTTAATATATCCTCTAAATATTTTTTATTTATCCCCTTCTTTGACTTATTTTTAGTATATAAAATTTGTCCTTGGGTTACATCAATACATTCTAATTGTTTATTTTTCATAATATCAGTCAAGTCTGTACTAAGTTGTTTTTTATTTTTTCGCAGTTCCTTTATCTCACGTTGTAATGCCGCTATTTTACTTTCGGATTCCAACCACTTTTTAATTTTATCTACTAGTATCGCTTTTTCCGTCATATGTATATCTATAGAGTATTATTTATTTTCTTTTTTAGTATGTACTCGGCACGGCCCTTCATTCACTTGATTATTTTTACAAGTGGACCCATTTTTACATGTAACACCACATTTCAAGATTACAACCGATTTCATATGCTTCCAGCAATAATTACCATGCTTAAATTTGTTTCCAGAAAAATTACAATTGTGCCATTCACATTTTGATAATGGAATAACGGTTCGGTCATTACCATTTATATAAGGAATCTTTTCAATATCGTCTAATTCATAATAAGGTATTGTCCCCGTATACATGGCGCGGCAATAGGGGCATTTAAAATAAGATTTGTGTCTCTGTTTTTGCTGTTTAATTTCTTCATATAAATATACATATTCATATGAATGATTACACGGAAGAGTAATTTTATTAATAATGGGTTCTTTACTAATTAAACATTCCTCAATTAAATTCATTAATATAAATATTATTTATGTCTTTATATTATTAAATGCAAAAATCTGTTTGGGGGCCTGTAACTTGGAGGTTATTGCACATGATGGTTCTTAAGGTGAATGACAACATAACACCAACACAAATTATAGAATTAAAAAATATTATTTTGAGAATTCTGTCTAATTTGCCGTGTCCTTATTGTACTTCCCATGCGGTAACTTATATATCTACGTCTAATTATAAATCGATACAAAATGTTGCGGATTTAAGAGTATTTATGTTTCAATTTCATAATAAGGTCAACCAACGTTTAAATAAACCATTAATTACATACGAGCAGCACACTGATTTGTATTGTAAATTACAATTGATTCCGGTTATTAATGATTTTATAACAAATTACCAATCTAAAAATTCGGGGGTAACCATGATGTTGTATAATTTTCACAGAAAACAAATGGTTTTAGACGTTATTAAATATTTTAAGGGAAATACGCCTATTTTTAACTTGAACCCAAATTAGAGTTAGAATTAATTGTATTTAACAATTCGCCATTTTTATATACAGAACATTTAAATTGCTCATTCGTTGGCCTACTGCATGATTGTTTATTTGATACTAGGTCGTCATAATATAACAATGAACTATTACCCGACGATTTTAACATATACACCCATACTACGGCAACCGATACCCCGATTACAGTTCCTAATAATATAGGAACGGGCTGAGTACATCCAAATTTATACCTTACTACTACATCTATCACGCTAAATATTAAAAGTATAATAATTAATGGTATATTATATACGTCATATATGGCCATTGGCGTTATAATAAATGTAATTGTATATGCATATAGGGCGCTTATAAATGATGGGTGAACGTAATGATAAGTATCAAATATATTACATATGTTTACTGTTTGTGATACGGGGACCGATCCTTGAAATATTTTAATTATACCATATACAAATATCAAACCTAAAAATAAAATGAAACCTTTAATATTTGAATTTATGATCGAAAGCATAATAAATAAAAAAACTACAAAATAAGGTAAGGTTAATGTTAAAAGTTTCATAAGTTCTGGTATGTTAAATGTCATACTCATATTTTTTAATGTAGTCTGTTCTGATGGTACAACAGGTGGGGTATTTGGTTGTGAAGAAGGAGGTTTCGTTCCTGCTGCTAATGCTGCTGTCGATGAAAGAGCATTTATTACGATACTAGTATTTGCCATATTATATAATAAAATATATTAAAAATATAACTTCATAATCATTATATGGGTATACCAAGTTATTTTTCTTATGTATTAAAAAATCATAATAAAATTATTAAAAGATTATCTCAAACAAGATGTCATGAATTGTATATTGATGCGAATTCGATCATATATGATGTGGTACACGCGGATACTACAAATATATATGATGGAGTGTATGCTAAAATAATGGAGCTTATTCATAAATTAAATCCCGATTTTACTTATATCGCATTTGATGGGGTTGCGCCATTAGCTAAAATGAAGCAACAAAAACAGCGTAGATATAAATCTTGGCTTACTAAACAAATTATACCTAGTAATTCGTGGAATACAAATGCCATTACACCAGGGACACAATTTATGAATGATTTAGATTTATTTTTAGCATGTAAATTCAAATCATCCTCTATTTTATTCAGTGGCACAAATGAAGCAGGCGAAGGCGAGCACAAAATCATGGATTACATGCGCCGAAATAATTCAAATAAGAACGTCATGATATATGGGCTTGACGCCGACCTCATTATGCTTGGCTTATTACATCTTAAGGTTAATCCTAATGTTTATTTATATAGAGAGACTATTCATTTTAGTTATTTAAAACAGATTGACCCAAAGGAGGATTATACATTTAACATGAATGAGATGGCAATCCAGATTAGTGACCTATTGGGACTGCCTCAACAAGCAGCCATTGATAATTATTGTTTTATGTGCTTTTTGTTCGGAAATGACTTTATGCCTCATTTTGCTTCTCTCAATATTAGAAATAATGGTATTCCTTATTTAATGGAATTATACAACAAACATCATTACATATTGGTTGAAGGAACCGCTATTAATTGGTCTAATTTTAAATTACTATGTTTGGAATTGTCGAAAACAGAAGAAGAACGCATTAAGGAAAATGTTAAATGGAAGAAGGCTATTAAGATTACACCCTTAGACAAGACTGAAGAATTAAATATAATTCCCTTAAAGGATATGGGAAGAGAGACGTATATATCATTACATCCTGACAAATATTACAATGTATTGTTCGGGCAAAGTGAGGAACAGCCATGCATGAATTATCTTAAAATGTTAGAATGGACATGGAATTATTATCATGGAAATTGCAAGGACCATTACATTTGTTACGAGTTTAATCATGCGCCACTCTTCAAATCCATCATTCATTACATACCGTGTTTTAATGAAGAAGTCCTCATAACAAATAAAACGCCACCGCCTATCGCGCTAAGTCAACTCATTTATGTATTGCCGTATCCTGATTTTCATTTGATACCGGTTAATGTAGATACAGTTATAAAAAAGTTTCCTAATTTGAAAGAAACCGACTTTCAAATCCATTATGATTTTTGTAAGTTTTTCTGGGAATCGCATGTTGAATTTAATTATTTACCATTTAAAGAATTAAATCAAACGTGTTTGCGGCTATGAGTTTTACGTTTAGTTTTACGCATAGAACGTTTATTTTTCTTAGAGCGTGATTTTATTGCTCCACCAATTATGGTTTGTGGTTTTCCTAAAACCTTACTTAGTGAGTCAAGCGCAAAAATAGCAGAACTATATGGAATCGAATTTCCAAATCGTTTACCACGACCATCTTTTTTTATATATTTTAATTTATAGTTAGTTAATAATGTTTTAAAATCTTGTATAAAATCATCGATTTCGGCATCAGTTTCAATAGGTTTTTTATAAGTTGTATTAGTATTATTAATATTAAGAAGCTTGTTAATTTTTTCGTATTCTTTCATAGCGTGTTTTTTTATTTCTTCTTTTTGGCTTAGGTCTGTTGTATTAGGTATATAAATACTCTCCATATATATATAACGCATGACAATAAATTCGATGGCGGCCCTAAAAACATATTTAAAAAATACTACATATGCCGTCACTTTCATTCATTTAAAAACGAATAGCATAGTAACCAATCTAGCCACTTCTATCGCATCAATAAACGCAAAATATACTACGAATTACGAATATATAGAAGTATACAGGGACCTAAGTGCGAATAAAATTAATGATATCTATACTTACTATATTATTTATCCTGCCTTAATGTCCTTTAAAAAGGTAAATTATACCGATTTAAGACAACCTATACCTTATGAAATCGTAAGTGATACAATTCCATTATACGACATGATTGTAAGAAGTTTAGAATCGACCATTGACACTATGTACGAACTAAAATTATATTTAAAAAACACCATATATGACATAACCTTTATACGATTGACTAAAAATAGTTCCTTAAAGGGTATATACATCCAATATATACTTACTGATTTGAATAAAATTTATAAAAAAAACTACAATTATATTGAGATCAATACAGATGAAATTAATTCAACATATCAAGCATTAGTAAAAAGCTTACCCGCCTTAATTTCATTTAGAAAAAATAGATATAATGATGTAGACTATTATATTCCATGCCGAATTATTCCAGGCGACTCGCTTCCTATAATCAAAGAGTTTCTTACCGTTAGTTTGAATTATTAATTTTAATTATATTTATTATCATATATGATTAAAACGAGAGATGAACTTAAGGTATATTTAGATAATACAAAAAGGGAAACTATTATTTTAAAATTTACTGCGACATGGTGCGGACCATGTAAGCAGATTGCCCCCCTTATTAATAAACTGAATCAAGATTATACGCAGCAAAATAAAGATTACGAATATATTGAAATTGATATTGACGAATCATTTGATTTGTATGCCTTCTTTAAAAAGAAAAAAATGGTAAATGGTGTACCGGCATTATTGTCATTTAGAAAATGTAATGTTTCCGACGATAATTTTTGGGTTCCATTTCAGTCTACAACCGGAGCAAATATTCAGGGTGTAACTCAGTTTTTTAAATCAAGTTTAGAGTAAAATTATTGTATTTATTTACTTTAAATAAATATAATGAACAAATCAAATATAGCTAAACAAAAAGAGGCTAAACCGAATGATACTTTAAATGATTTGCTAGATTTATTCGAAATCAAGGAATTAAATGAAACATCTTTGCGAATTGCCAAAAAAAAGGTCTTGATGCTCCACCCCGATAAAAATAAAGTAGACACGCGCGAATATTATTTATTTTTTAAATCTGCCTATGAAAAGCTTACGCAAATTTACGGCTATATTCATCACGAAACAAACGAGTCCAACTTCAAATCGCACGATATAGATACGACATTTAAGGACTTTATAGAGAAAAAAGGATATACCCCAAAGAAAAACCCAGAAATGTATTCAAAGCATTTTAACCAAATGTTTGATAACGTCCATATTAAAGATGACTCGGATGGATATCAAGAGTGGTTGAAATCAGACGATGACTTGTATGATAAAGACGATTTAGAAAAATCTAGGAAAAAATTAATATCGGCCACAAGTCTTGTCAAGGTGAATCATATAGAATCGGCGTCATCAAACAGTAAATATGCCGACTTAAAGGAAGCCCATGTAAATACAATTATAGGAGTAGACAAAGAACAAGTCTATAAGGACATGCCCAAGTTTAAAACAGTAAACGAATATGAATTGTATAGACAAAAAAACATGAGCGAAAGTTTATCTGAAAAAGAAAGTTTACAATATATAGCCGATATAGAAGAGGCCGAAAAAAAACAAGCTGTTGAAATGTCCTATAATTTATTAAAGAGAGAAGAAGAAATGAAGAAAAAACAAAAAGAGTTTAATTCGCGATTTTTAATGTTATCCATTTAATTGTGTATTGATATATATATGAGTTATTTATTTATTGGTGTTATAGTGATTGTTTTTACTATTTTAACAATAAAATATTATAGAGACCAATATCTAGAAGAAAAAAGCGAATTTCATAACGAAACAATCGATATAGATGTTTATTTTTATTCAGAATCCTATTTAAAACAAAGTAAGCGACGCAAATTATGGATACATATACCATTCGAGAAAAATTCGCGCAAATGGGACAATTTTGGTTCAAGAACATCTACTGATTTAAATTTAGCATATATGATATTATGCATGAAATCTATTATAGATTATTGTGGATCATCCTATGACATCATTATTATTGATGATACAAATTTCACCGACCTATTACATAATGATATCGATATGAGTAAATTATCCGGGGCTCTAAAAGATAAGTACAGAGAGATGTGCCTAATGCAAATATTATATCAGTATGGTGGTGTAATGGTACCACCTTCATTATATTTGCGAAAAAATATTCAGGAAATTGATAGACCTGATGTGTGGTATGTAGTTGAAATAGGAAATCAAGAAAATGTTGCCTATTCGCCCATGTATCCAGCAACCATATTTACGGGATCGCCGGCAAAGAGCCCCGAACTACAATCATATATTCAATATTATTCGGAAGAAATTAAAAATGATTTCGGTGAACAAAGCCTTCATTTTAGCAAAAATTACATGCGAACTCACAATATTTCTTATTTAGATGGAAAACTTATTGGCGTAAAGGATAAATTCGATAAACCGATTAAATTAGAGGATTTAATGGAAAACCGTAAATTAATATTAGATGATAAGCATATTGGCATATATATACCTCATACAGAATTAATGAAACGAACTAAATACAATTGGTTTTGTTCACTTAGCGCCGAGGATGTTTTAAAATGTAATGTTTTTATTTCTAATTATATGGTGTCTACTATGTAAAAATAATATTCTAGATAGTGGGTTGAATTTATATATTTAATTTTAGATTCAAAGTGTATTTCATTTTTTTTAGCAATCTGGCGTAATATGGTTATAAACCCGGCATAGGACAATTCGCGATTTAAATAAAACTTTTTAGATATATGATAATAAGGTTCTAATTTAGAAAAAAATGGCTTTATCTTATCATTATATAATGCTTGTTTATAATGATTTTCATTAATCATTATATAATTGTGTTCCTTAGTTCCTATAGAAACTATGAACTCATTTAAAAAATCAATTTTAGATTTTATAATTTGATTTTTCATATATATTGTTTTTATTATAAATATCAACTAATTCGTTAGTAAAAAATAATAACATGATTTTATTGTCAAACCCATCGTATATATGTTGTATATATTTACATAATTGTTCTATGTATTTGTATTTGGATTCATAGTGCGACACTTTATAATATTCGTACAAAAAATTATATATATCCAATAGCGAATACCCCTTGTCAAAAAGATTAAATAAAATTTGAGTTGCTCCTTTAATATCATTCGCAATGATTAACTGTGTGTAATTATCCATTACGGATGTATTTATTAAATTAATATATATATTAATATCGTCTATTTGTGTTTTACCCAATAATTTTAATTTATTAAATAAATTATATATAAAATAAGGTGTTATATTTGTATATTTTAATAATTCATTAATATCAAACTGTATATGTTCCTTCGTGGATATATTTTCTATTAACTCTCTATAATTATTTGTATTTAAATCTTCAAAATAAATGGGGGTCATTCGAGTTTGTATAATATCATTTATTTTATGAGTATTTTCGCAACCAAAAATAAAAAAGGTGTTTTTACATGTGTCCATTATTATTTTAAGGTATTGTTGGTTGGACTCATTAATGATATCGAAATTATCGATGATTAAAAACTTTTTATATTGTGTTATAATTTTACAGAATATTTTAATATCATTATTTGTATTTGATAAATTAATATCATTAAAGCAGTCAATTTGAAGTATATATTGGGTATAATTAGTAATATGAAGTCTATTATAATATTCCTTAACAATTAAAGGTATCGCATTTGTTTTAAATGTAAGTTGGCTTCCTATTAGTAATAGGTTCATTTCATCGTTTTCCAAATGCACATTAATTTTATTTATGATTTCTTCTTTATTTGGCATAATTATTTCATTTAATTCTTTAGGTAAATAATTATGTTCTATTAAGGCCATTATTATTTCAATCGTATTCTATTTAAATAATAATTATTATATAGAATTATATGGACCCTTATAAAATATTAAATCTTTCATCAGAATGTTCTGAGAGTGAAATCAAGCAAGCCTATAGGGCTCTAAGTTTTAAATTTCACCCCGACCGTAATAAAGATCCCGATGCTGGTGACAAAATTCGGGCAATCAATGAGGCGTATGAAATATTGAGCGACAAACAAAAGCGCGCGCAGTATGATTTTGAGCGGTCTGGTAATCCATTAGAAGGAATATTAAATGAATTATTTAAGCAAAATAATCCAGGGCGCGGCATGCATCAGATATTTAAACAGAATATGATGTTTCCACACGGGCAGGGACAAGCTTTTGAAGTCATGTTTTCGAATGATATGCCTTTTTTTAATCAATCCCCAAGCTTTAATCAAGCCCCGAGTTTTAATCAATCCCCAAGTTTTAATCAAGCGCCCAAACTGTCGCCCCCTATTTTAGAGAAAAAAGTGGATGTTACTTTTGAAGAATCCTATAAAGGTGGAAATATACCCATTATGATTGAACGCGAAATTAAATCCGGACCTTTAACCTTAATAGAGCAAGAACGCATATATGTTGTCATCCCACAAGGCATTGATGATGGCGAAATTTTAACTATACCTGATAAAGGACACTGTTATAATGAAGTGAAGGGCGAAGTTAAATTGCGAATACATATTGTGGCGCATCCTATTTTTGAAAGGCGAGGATTAAATTTAGTATATCATCAAAAAATTACATTTAAAGAAAGTATTTGCGGGTTTGAAGGAATAATACAACATGTGGATGGAACGAGCATGCGATTGGTTAGTTCAAAGGGTAATATTATACAGAATGGAGATGAAAGAAACGTAAAGGGAAGAGGTTTAACGCGTAATTCGCAAGTCGGCGATTTAATTATTTTATTTAATGTTTCTACCCCAAAAGAATTGACCGAGGAACAAATAAAAATGTTTGAAAATATTTTATAATAAAATATTCGTATAATATATATGCAGAAAAAGTCCAGACGCGGAATTGTAAAGGGTGTTGGAAACGCTGTAGGCAAATTAACTAATGCTGGTAAGGGCGTTGTTAAAGGTGTTGGCAATACTGGTGCGGGTGTTTTTAAAGGTGTTCGTAATACCGGGAAGGGTCTTTTAGGAATTGTAAGCACAACCGGAAAGGGTGTATTTGGCGCGGCGGGGGCTATTGGCAAGGGTGCGTTCAACACTTTGGGGAATGCTGGCAATAGATTGACCGGTAAACGACGCATGGGCAAACGTCGCACACGCCGCACACGCAAAATGTAAATTTACAAGTAAGATATATAGATATTATTATACAATATCTATATATAGATGCCAAAAAAATCTAGACATAGAAAGGGTTTTATTTTAGGAAAAAGAATTACTACTACACGCAAAATTCGTGGTGGTAAACAAGAAGATTTAACCAAATTGAAAGCTGCCTATAAAAGTGAGGTATCTTTATCATGGTTTAAAAATAGAAAAGAGTCCAAAGTAGATATTTCTTTATATATAGCAAAATCACGCGCACATATTGAGAATTTAATAGTAAAAAGCACACTAGATTTAGCTAGTAAAATGTCTACTGATATAAATACGACTGGGACACCTTCCGCAAAGGCATTAGGCCAACCGCAAAAAACAGCCCTTGATGTTGCTATAACTAATTATAATAGTGCGATTAGTAAAGCACGTACAATTGGACTTACAAACCCTCCTCCTATAGAGGCTGCTATTGAGGGCCTTGGTCCTGATGTTAAAGCCATTGTTACAAAAGTAGCTACTGCCGGCGACACTGCTCATGATAAATTAAGTAGGACAGACCCACTCCCATTAGAGGGGGAATTGTTTAATACAGCCATGTTATATATACCAGAAATTAATGACGCGATGAAAAAAATATATGAATTAATTGAAACAGCAACTGACCCAGGTGGATTAGTTGTTAATCAGGTTGTTGTTACAGCAGAAAATGTTGGAAAACCATGTTTAGATGCTCTTACGTCTGCTGATGGTTATGGAAAAAAGCCCATTCTTACAGAATTATTAAAGGATAAATATGCGGGTATTTATGCTATTCGTGTATTTTTTAGTAAAGTTACTTATGAAGAATTTGAGAAAAGATTAAAATTATTATACTCTCTTGATTCATTTGAAAAATCTTATATGAGTTTAGCTAAAATGATAATGGATTTGAGTGATGAACCTGCTGCTAATGGTGGAAAAGGCAATAGTGGAAGAGGTGCTGGTCGTGGAAAAGGTGATGGTCGTGGAAGAGGTGCTGGTGGTGGAAAAGGCAATAGTGGTGGAAAAGGCAATAGTGGTGGAAAAGGCAATAGTGGTGGAAAAGGCAATA